GGTCAAAACGATTGTGAATGTCAGGACGCCTTGGCTTTATGATGAGGTTCAGATAGTGCCAGCATTTATTCGGAGAGGTGAAGACAAGTGAACATCTGGAAGCAAACAATAAGTGTTTATATTAACGCGCTGGAGCATGGGGAGCAGCAAGCAAAGGATGCCGCTGCCGCCGAGCTTCTCTTGGTGGCCGATTACTTGAACAAGTCAGGAGTAAAGTATCCCGACATCATGCCAGACAACAGACCACAACCAAAAGAATGGAGATAACAATGGAATTAATGACAGCAAACGAGTTCTTGCAAGAGGACGGCCACGCATTTGATGAGCCGAGCTATGACACAGTGAGAGAAGTATTCGACGAGCTATCGCGTGAAACACTGGGCGAGAATACTTTTTATGCAGACTTTACCAGCCACACCCTGACCTATGGCGAAGAGCTAGACCAAAAGATTAGCGCCGAACAATGGGAAAGAATAGGCGACCGATGCGGATTGGTAACGAGCTACGTCAAAAAGATTGCGCTTGATTATGCAGAAGAGCAGAAGAGTTGGGCAGACCTATGGTAAAGGGAGCAAAGCCAGCAGCTTGCGACAAGTGCAAGATGGTAGAGGAAAACTTTGTAATGATATTGTTGGAGTCTGAGCCAGCAGAAATTCACGCCACAATCTGCGACGATTGCTATCACGCAGAGATGGCCAAGCCAGTGAGAGAATGGGGAGTGCAAACATGATTAGTTATGTAGTGACAGAGTGGTGTGGATATTTCATGGTCATTGAGATTGATGACACTCAAGATGAAATAGGTGCAGAGATTGTATATGGTGGAACAGCCGATGATAGCCTTGCAGATTGCGAGCAATGGATAAAAGAGATGGAAGAGAATTGATATGACAAGCAAGAGCAAAGCGAAAGGAACCTATCACGAAAATTATTTTGTGAAGCTGTTCAAGGAGTGGGGCTTGAAGGTTCGCAAGCAGCCATTATCTGGCGCCCTGGGCGGGGAATATTCAGGCGACCTTGTGATAACAATCAACGGAGAAGATTACATTACAGAAGTAAAGTATCGCAAAGAGAAGGGCTTTCCCTCACCATTCACAGTCCTAAAAAATAGAGACGTTGCCTTGTTTAAGCTAGGCAAGAACGAGGAAGGCTCACCCAAGTGGGTGCTAATCATTCCCGATTATATCGTAGAGAAATTTATTGGAGCAAACAAATGAACATCAACATCACAATAAAAGAAGAGGGCGGAGCGCCAGAAGATATCTATAGCGTGACCTCGCTTATCAAAGCGGTAACCACTGTGTTTGCAATAAGCAAGGAAGAGCTATTGAGCAAGCGCCGAATGGCTTACATCGTAACGCCTCGACATGCTTTGTATTATCTCGGCTATAAAAACACTAGCCATTCCCTGCCTTCCCTTGCACGGTTCCTAGACCGCGACCACACCAGCATCATTCATGGACGAAACAAAACAAAGGAACGCCTAGCAAAAAACAAAGCGTTTGGTTTAAAGATTGACGAGGTTCACCTGCTTGCAATCGCCTACGAGGAGAAGCGGCAGAAGAACTTAGAGGATATCCGAGAAGATGTTGCCGATATGATTTACAAAATTAACATGGAGAAGTTAAATGGATTATGATATCCGCCACAATCTAATTCACGAGAAGTTTATTCTTAAGATGGGCAAGATGTATATGGCTCCAAAGAATATCGCCAACGATTCGGAAGCCAAGAAGATGTATTGCCGCGAGCTACGCAATGCAATCAACAAACGGATCGACTCAGGTGCCGACGAGAAAACATTTCTTAGTATGCTTGAGAAGGTATGGGATAGATGTATTGCAGACCAATCATATCGACTGTGGTTTACACCTGCCCTAGTATCCAAGCACGCCTCGAAAGTAAATGCTGAAAGGCGCGAGGCAATCAACGCAACCACAGTTGCAGTAGAAAAAGCTTTCTCACCTGAGCAGAAAGATGAACGCCCTCGCAAGTCTGATGCTGCTGGTGGTGGCTGGACTATCGAGAAGTGCGACGAGCATATTGCCAACATGGAACGCATGATTGCAGACGGAGAGATAGGCGGACACATGGGGCGCAAGCTTGCAAACATTCCGCGAGTAGCAAAAGAAAGACTAATAAATGCTGGACATAAACCAGCGAACTCTTTAGGTTATGGGGTAGGAGTTAAATCATGAGCAACATAGACACCCACAGGATACAAGAGGATGAGCTACGCCGTAAGACAATCGGTGGTAGCTGCGCCCTTAAGATTATGAATGGTGATTGGCACGAGCTTTGGATGCAGAAGATGGGCTATGGTGAGCGGGTGGATTTGTCCGATGTCTTGCCAGTCCAGCTTGGTGTATTCACTGAGGCATTTAATGTGCAGTGGTTTGAGAAGCTGATGCAAGTAGAGTGTAAACGTGACGCCCAGGGAGACACAGAATCCCGCTATCATTTCATGTGGGATGGCGTCCCGTGCCGAGGCACAATGGATGCAGAGTTTGAGTATCAAGGGAAACGCATTGGCCTTGAGTGCAAGCATACCAATGAGCGAGCCAACATGAACTCCCAGCTTGAGCGTTACATGCCACAGCTACAGATGTATATGCAGTGCGCTGCGCTAGAACATATGTATTTTGCAAACATCTTCGGCAATAGCCGCTACGAATATGTGAAGGTAGCAAGGAATGAATATTATCTATCCGAGATGCACACCCAACTGAAAGAATTCTGGAACTATGTCACCACGGAGACAGAGCCGCCGTTGTCTATGCCATACTTCAACGCAACGATTGACCAGATAGAGATTGATAACATGACATCGCGCAACATGAATACAGACAATGAGTTTATGGATAGGGCGCACAAATATATTGAGACACAACAAGCTGCCAAACAACATGCGGCAGTAGGCAAAGATTTGAAGTCCATGGTGGCTACAAATGAGCGTGAGATATACAGCGATGTATTGAATATCAAGCGCGATAAGCGCGGGTCACTCCGCATCAACGTAAAGAAGTGACCGAGGGTGGAGTAAAGCCCTCGGCCACACACTGTCGAAAGGAATAAACAGTGAGTAATGATATCACACCACCGCTAATAAGTGAAGCTGCTGAACCGCTTACCCACTTGATTGGTAATGAGTATGAGTTGGGCTGGCGATCCGTATGGATACACACACCCGACGAGGCTGTGCGCGTTCAGTATAGAGACAGCCGTTTAGTATTAACTGTAGTAAGAAAGGACAAAGACCATGAGCAACAATATGGAACTATGGGAGAAGGTCTCCCAATCGGACTCGAAGTATCTGAAGAAGGTTAGCTTCGGCGCAAACGCACGTTCCTTCACTAGTATCGACCCAATGTATCAAGTGCGTGAGGCCACTCGTGCCTTCGGAGCCATTGGCCAGGGATGGGGTTGGAACTCTGAGACTGAAATGATTACTGTAGCCAACGGAGACGTAGCTTGCATAGCGCATGTAACTCTGTGGCACGGTAGCAAAGAGAATAGCTTCGGCCCATTCACTGGGTGCCGCACCTTCTACAAGAAGGAACGCATTGCAGAGGATGCACCTAAGATGGCTGTAACTGATGGGCTAACCAAGGCATTGTCGCACCTTGGGTTCAACGCCGATGTGTTCTTAGGCGAACACGACAACAAGTATGCGGCAGACAGTAAGCCTACAAACGGAGAATGGTAATGCAGCTATTGGATGTTAAGGCAATTACCGAACTGACTACCATCAGTGCGACAACGATCCGAAGAATGGTGAAGGAGAATAAGTTTCCTCAGCCAGCCAAGGTAAGAAGTCGTGATGTATGGAGCAGCAAAGAAGTCCACGAATGGATTGATAATCTACTAAAGGAGAATAAACAATGACACAATATGATAACACAGATAGCGGCGCAGTATTCCAGCCTCGTGATAACCACAAAATGATTTTGACTGGCAAGCTAAACAACGATGGCAAGGATGCACAGATGGTAGTTACCATGTCTACCCTGCCTGATGGCCGTAAGATTATGGATGTATACGAGAAGGTAGGAACTCTTTTCCCTAACGAGAAGAAGGACAAAGAGACCGCGCCTGATTACACGGGGCCACTGGGTCATCGCCGTGTTGCAGCCTGGAAGAAAAGCAAGGATGGCAACGCCTATATGTCCCTGAACATCAGCGACAAGATGGTTAAGAATGATGATGGCTTCGGTGCTGCACCTGCTGCCCCAGCTCAACCGCTTAACGACGACATCCCATTCTAGCAAGGCGGGGAGGGGGCGACCTCTCCCCCACCACTACAGTGAACTAACCCCTACCTTACCTCACTACGAAAGAAAAATATAATGGATGAACTAACAGCATGGCAACAGCGCGCAATTCAGGCAGAGAGCAAGCTGCGAGAGATAGCGTGTATGCCTAACGACTCTGTCACTTGGAAGCAGATGCGTCAGGCCGCAGCAGAAAAAGCTATGGAAGACCTAGAGGTTCCAGGCAATATACTTATTTATCTCCGCACCTCAGCCGATACAACTATACCAGCAGAGCTATGTGTTCGAGACGAGAACGGAAACTATAACGTATGGGGCATGTCGCCTCGTGCCTTGTATAACCTAGTGCGTGTGGGCGTTGGCCTCATGTCGCAAGAGAAGTTCTTCCTGAAAGATTCACATGACTTGGAAGTATGAGTATAAGTCCGACCTCGACAATGAGGTTAGGATTATGGATCGCCTGTCTGGCATGTGGAACTGTGAGGCAGAGAAGTTACCAGGCTACAACTATGCTGACTACTTCCTGACACGGGGATACAGAGACGGACGCCCACAAGCAGTAGCACTATGCGAACTGCGAGTAAGGTCTACACCTAGATTTAAATATGATACGGTGTTTGTTACGCTAAACAAATATCAGAACATGCTACAGATGGCAGAGTTTACTGGCCTCAAGCCTATGTTTGTAGTCGAATGGTCTGATGAGTGCGCCTACATAGAGCTAACAAAAGACAATGCTGGTGTTAGCTACCCTAAGAGATCCAACCCCAAGGGCAGCGACCACCTAGATGAACTATGTGTCCACCTAGATGTCGCCAAGTTTACTACCCTTTGGAGCGTAGGAAGTTAAGAAACTCTACGCCAGTCTCAACATCGACGAAGCAATGGCTGAAACCTTCGGGGCTTTCTGCCTTCGGGTTAATCACCTGTAGGATAGCCTGCCCATAGTTCTGTTCGTCATAGCCACGGACTAGAGCATAAGTATCGCTAGACTTATAACCCCTAGCCCGAGCCAGCCAAGATACATGTCCTTCATCTACCTGCTCCATCTGTGCTAGTTCCCAGTTGTGCTTGTGACCAGCAATGTATAGGTGAGCATTGCTCTTGAACATTGCCATCTTCTTCTGACCATGCAACGGGTTCCATTGACTATGCCCGGGCATATCGTGAGCCGCATGAACCTTACACTCTTGGCCGTTAGGGAACTTGATAGCAACCTTAGCAGCCCAGTCCTCATTGATAGAGTGAGGCTCAGTCATCCACTTGAGTGGGTCACCAGAGCCAGTCCACATATCGTGGTTGCCACCGATAAGGATGAGGGGATTGATAGCCCTGACAAACCATTCTACCAGGCGCCACGCAGTCTCGTGACTGGTGTCCTGCTCTGCATACAAGCGCGACAGACGACCAACCCAGTTGTTCTGGTAGTCACCTAGCCCACACCCATAGACGCCATCGTTCTCCTGGACAAGCTCAACGTGCCGACGAAGTGTAGGCCAGTCACAGAAGTTGTCATCCAGGTGGGGGTCACCAAACCATAGCAAGCCAATAGGCTCATCAGACTTCATGCGGATACGCTGCCAAGCCTTAGCATCAATGTGCTGCTTACGCTTCTCGAAGCGGCTGGTTAGCTGCTCAACGATTGTCTCGATTGGTTCGTCGCTTGGGGGGAGGAGGGCGCGACTGTAGGTTTCAGTCTCTGCTGTCCCTTCATTCCATAACCCCTTCTCTACTGCGCGGCGGAAGCGGCCACGGAATGTAGAACGGGATACGCCGAGTGCTTCGGCTGCTGCTTTCTGTGAGCCATGTGCTTTCATCATAGCTACTGTTTGTGTGAGCAGATCATCGCTCATTGGTTTCGGTGCCATTGTTAACTCCTAATGTAGTTCTTGTTCGGGTTCATCGGTTCCATGTATGACCGAGAAGATATCATCAGCTACTTCTTCTGCTGCATCCATATCGGCACAGCCAGTTACGCGCATAACGATTACTGGTTCGCCATTCTCTTCTATAATAAACATAGAGAAATCATACTCATTCATTTACTCAGTCCTTTCGAGTAGTGCTTACCATCGAAAGTTAGCGCCTGTTTGCGGTTCTGTCCAGTGATGTAGGACACATGTATCCACCCACTGTTAGGCTTACCAGGCGTGTAGTGTTCTAGGATTAGCTGGTCATACTCTAGGTTGGCCTCGATCCAGCGAGCAACTTGGTAGTTGTCACTGCCAACAACCTCAAAGTCTACTGCCTCCCCCTTGCAATGCTGACTCGTGTGACTGCTGCCAATCTCCTCACAGAGAAAGGGGCTGCGGTATCCGCTAGAGATTATCACAGGTGTCTTGAAGTGGTCACGCATAGGCTCGAGGACGTTGTTGCACAGCGCTCTGAGGGAGGTGACGTGTTCTGGTGTGGGGTTGTTGTCTATTCCCAGGCGCATAGCTGTCTGGCTTTTGATCATCTCCTGCAAAGTAAAGTTTGCACTAACTCTGCCGAATGGTAACGGAGCTTTAGGCTCCGCCTTTACAGGAGTATCTACTTTTTTCCGCGCATCCCCATCAGTTTGTCGGCACCCTTCACCCCAAAGGATGCTGTTACCGCCACGAATAAGAGGTATTGATACCAACTCGGGAGTGTATCCAAGACCGCGAACCCCTCCCGCACGTGTTGAGTCAGCGATGGCACAAAAACTAGGATAGACGGGACGAGCAACACCACGAGAGCGAACTCATCTTTCCACGAGTTCTTCGTTGCGTCAGCCATGTTGGCTTCCCAGTCAACTTCACCTGTCGCAATACGTTTCTGAACTTCTGCATCAGCCTTGGCCTTTTCTACTTTGACTGCCGACTTAGCTTTGCTTTCCTCGACCTTACCGTTTACCCAGTTACCAGCGATGCCAGTGACCGCACTTAATATGTTAATCATTTCTCTTTCCTTTCGTTTAATAGTCTATCCATGTGATGGTTCCACAGTTCGAATAAACTAGTCAACTTGTCTTCAGCGTTTTCCATGCGTGTGTCAAGCTTATCATTCTTTGCTTCCAACACTGATATGCTGCGGCTGATCCACCAAGCCATAGCTAATGCCAGCGTAATGACAGGCCACCACTGTAGTAAAGTCTCGCCGAAGTTCATGTTACTGTTCCTTGTATGCTTTCCATACACGCCAGATCAAAAGACCCAGGCCAATCATGGCACCAATAAACTGCATCCAAACAGTTGCCCCAGACATCCAAACAGGTGCAGTAATTACACCCCCTGCTACGACCATATCAGTGACAGCTTTGCTTTCCATTAGTCCGCATCCTGGATGGTTAGAGTTCCAGCATTAACTTGCCGCATAATTTCGTCGTAGTGGCGGTTGCCAGTTTGCATTGGAACGCCCCACTCAACGCCATCAATGGTCGCAAAGATAGAGTAATTGTTACCATCAAGGTCTTCTATATACTGTGCTGATGTAATATTCATTTCCATTTTACAACTCCGCCTCTAATTTGTATCCGCCAGTTGAACTTGCAGGTGTTACATTCCTGTAAACATTTGCAGTGCCGCCAGTAACAGCAGTGTCGATAGAAAGCTGGTTGCTTTCTTCGTCGAGTGTATAAACAGACCAAGAATTGACTGTTCCATCAGCACCAAGACCAGGTGTGCGCAAAGATACAGTGCCAATCTTTGTTATACTGGGGGTAGCTCGCATTGCAACAGGAGTGGTTAACCCCCAAAAGCCCCTAGTGCTTGTAAACATACCAATTACATGAAGTCCGTGAGCATCAGCAGTTGTTGTGTTTAACCATTGATAATAATACCGCTGACACAAAGCCAACTCTTCACCATAGCTGCGATGCTCAAACTCTGTATCTACTGAGCCGACTTCGAGTTGAACGCCTGTGAGGAGCCAGTTGTTGCTGGTGTTGTCTGCAAAGTTTACTTGCCCGACTGCGCGGTTGGCATTTGTTTGACTAGCCCAACTTGTTTCAAGCGTCCCAGAGTTGTAATTTGAGCCAGCACTTACCCACCAAGAAACAAACAAACTTAAATTTTTATCAGTGTCGAGTGCGCCACTCGTATCTCCAACAAACGTAACGCTCTTTTTCTCCCAAGTGTTCGCCGAATTAACCGTATAACTTTTCGAAATTGTGCGAGTGTTATCTGTGTCTTTTATCTCAACAATATAAGTCCCAGTCTTTCCCGACTTTACCCAGAAAGACAATGTCATCGGCAAGGCATCAGACGTTCCTTTTTTGATGTGCTGAAAGTCTTGCCCTTCAAACCTTTGGCTTAGGTTGATTTCGTGGTCTGCCGCTAGGGATGTGTCTGCCGTTGTGCAATCCAGTTTATAACTGTAGGCAAAACCATCAGGCGCGTCTGCCGCTTGGCTTAAATCAAAAACAGCTTGCGAGATATTGTTGAAAATATATCTGTCAGGCGCGTCGAAATAACCAGCATTGTATCCAACGCCTATTTGGCTAGTCCCACGCTGCGCCACGTTCATAGCACCATTGATAATCAGGTTCTTGCGGCCTGTAGGCTGATTAGGCTTTTGTGCCAGTTCTCTTGCTTTAGACATTAGTTTGCCTCCAGTGCAGTCAGTCGTGTTTCAATATCTGCCAGGCGCTGCTCGGTAGCTGCACCGACAAAGGCTAGCAGTTCAGGGTAGCGGATACCAAGGCGGGTGCGTTCCGTTGCACCTGCTGGTGCGTCAGCTTGCGTGTCGTATGTTTCTGTGCGTGTCTGTGCATTGCCATCATCGTCGGTGTAAGCCTCGTCAGCTTCCCACCAAGTCGCTGAAATAAAGAAGGCGTAGTCACCAGCATCCAAGCCAGCGTCAGTCATAGCTTGCTGAACGTCCTGTGCAATTACACCAGTGTGCGTTCTGGCGTTGTCACCATTCTCTGCAACACTGTCATTCCACTTAAATGTCTTGAACAGTGTGCTGATTGCTTTGGCGGCAGTGATTTCTGCGTCAGTCAAGCTGGCAATCTGTTGCTTTTCGTTTTGGTCGGATGTTTGGATAGTGCCGTTGGTGGCGTAGATGTCGTCGAAGCGGCGTGATGCGTTACCTAAGTCAACCAAGTTATCCCTTGCTGTTCCATCGCTATCCGAAGGCCCAACAATGTTGTCCCCAAAAATCAATCCGCTAACTGGGTTAGCAACATAAACATTTACTCCCAAAGACCCAATCGACCCGACAGTTGTGCCGTCTTTTTGGAACACCGCAATGTTGCCATCGCTGCTTAATCTGTTGCAAATAAGTGCCGACGATGCACTGTCGGTAACATAAAGTTTATCTATATCACCCCTAAGTTCAACGCCAGCCGTAGCACCATTATCTGCGCTAGTTTTCCCCACCAGCACATTCCCGCTGCTGTCGAGGCGCATGCGTTCTGTAGCGTTCACATGAAACAACATAGCGTTATCACCGTGAAGATATTGAATTTCACCAACATCGCTATCATCTGTGTCGCCAAACTCTAATCGAGAATTGCCAGTATTAGCAGCCAACAACTGTATGTTGGGAGAACCAGTGCCATCACCGATGGACAATTCTCTAGCTGGCGAACTCGTGCCGATGCCGACTTTATTATTCGTGCTGTCAACGTATAGTGTGTCAGTGTCAACCGTCAGGTCGCCAGTAACACTTACGTTACCAGTGAACGTGCCACCTGTTGAGGCAGGAACCATATCGGCAGTAGTAAAGGATTTGAAGGCTACTACATTAAGCTCATCATCCACCGCAGCAGCATCAGTTAGAACAATGCTAGTCCCGTTGGTAGCTGTGTAGTCTGTGCCATTCTCTAGCACGATACCATTCAGCGTAACAATCAAGTTAGACAGAACGTAAGCAAGCGTAGCTGCATTGTCATCAGCGCCAGAGAATGTAGTTTGTCCTGCCGTTGCTGTGTAATTATATTCCAGGAGGGAGGCGCCGCCAGCAGATGAGGCCGCAATCCAGCTACCACCATCATAAACGCGCATCTCATTATCGGTGCTATTGAAGTAGAGAGCGCCAGCAACCAAGGCATCGCCATCGTTATCTACTGTAGGATCACTTGCCTTAGTGCCTAAGTATGTATCGTCGAAGTTATCAAATGTATTGGCAGCAGCAGCAGCGCTGTTAGCGGCAGCGACCTGGGAAGAAGCAGCAGCAGTTGCGCTAGTCGATGCATTGCTTGCTTGAGTAGTGGCTGTGCTTGCAGACGTGGATGCCGATGTTGCAGATGATGCAGCAGCAGTAGCCGAAGTTGCAGCATTGGTCTCGGATGTGGCTGCGTTAGTTTCGCTGGTAGCGGCAGCAGTCTCAGATGCAGCAGCCGCAGTAGCCGAGCTTGCAGCAGCAGTGGCCGACCCAGCAGCAGCCGTAGCTGACCCAGCAGCAGCAGTGGCCGAGGTGGAGGCGTTAGTTTCAGCAGTTTCTGCATTGGTCTCAGCAGTTTCAGCATTAGTCTCGGCTGTTTGAGCAGCAGTTTCTGATGTAGCAGCCGCTGTAGCACTAGCAGCAGCCGCCGTAGCGGAGCCAGCAGACTCAGTAGCAGAGTTTGCGGATGCCGTAGCGCTTGTAGCTGCGTTAGTCTCAGCAGTTTCAGCGTTAGTTTCGGCAGTCTCGGCGTTTGTCTCAGCAGTCTCAGCAGCCGTTGCGCTGGTAGCTGCGGCAGTAGCACTCGTAGCAGCAGCAGAAGCGCTTGTAGCAGCCTCTGTGGCGCTTGTAGCAGCATTAGCAGCCTGTGTTGGGGCGCCCTGAATAGCAGCGATGTTATCTGCGGCAGTTGTTACGTCAGATGCGATGGCTGCTAGCCCAGAAATAGCATCAGTAGCTACAGTTCCATCTTCAATATCAGCAAGAGCAGCAATGTCTGCCTTGATATCAGCAATAGACTGGGTGTCAGCAATGGTCGGCCCGACTTCAACAGCGCCTGTTACTGTATTAAACGCAAGAACCGTCCCCTTCCGAGCGTTTTTGTCAGCCAGGACAAGAGCAGCAGAGGTGTCGGAGTCAGACAAACGCAAGCCACGATCAGCAAGGTCTCTCATATCAGCGATCATAGCGATCAGCTTATCTAACTCTACGTTTAGTGACGCGACCTGGAATGGGCCAGAGGTGGGAAAGTCGGTAGTTCTCTCAAGTTCTACGTCTCGTGTCAGCACCACAATGTCGCCAGCAGTAGCACCAGTAACCAGGGTCACTGTCCCTGCTAGGCCACTGCCGCCTGTTACTGCATAGTCTGTTGTGAGGGTCTTAAGAACGTCATTGATATAGACGTTGATGTCACCATCCACAAAGAAAGCGAAGCTAGTAGGGAACGCAGTTTGCCCTCCTGTAGCGGTATAGGAGATGCGAGGGTTGTTGTTTGCAATCTGAATGGTCATGTGGCTATCCTACCATATTTACGTTTAATCTTTTAGAACCTTTTTGTGGAACATTGAAAAGTCTATAGCTGCTTGCCCTGGAATTACAAACCTAGGTAACGCGCGAGAAAGCTCTCTGGCATTGCCATCTGTATTGTTTTCAAGGTAGTCCCTAAATGCGCTTTGCAGATTCCATGCAAGGCTAGGCGCTGGGCCAGCGAGACCATATATATCCGATGTTCCTGGTCGCGCAATCTTGCCACGAACAGGCATATCTTCTGGGTCTACCAAGCCAGTAGCGCTTGCCATGTGTATAGCATCGTAAGCTAAGTCACCATAAATAGACATTACACCAGACCGATCAATGGAGCGCATTGCTATTTCAGTAGTATCCTTGCCTTCAAACCACCAGTCAGGCTTTGTAACTTTAAGAAGCAAGTAACCTGCGGCTGCGGATACTGCAATGTGCTGTAGTCTACGCTCGTGCGTTGGGTCAAACGACTTGCCCAATACAGAGCTTGCTGCGCCCCAAGAGTAGTTCCAAAACTGGAATGGGAACTTAAGGATGCCAGACTGAACCCGTGCATACTCACGACCATTTACTGTCATAAGCGGGTCAGCTTTCATGCCAAAGACTTCCATTGCGGGATGGAAACGAACAAAAGCAACACCATCAGAAATCAGTGGCTTGTCAAAAGACTTGGCCATAATAATTTGAGAGTCTGTGGCTATATCAATGGCAGTTAGGAAAGTATCGTAAGCGCTGCGAGCTTCTGGTGTATCCATTTCCCACTTAGTAGTATTAGCTCTGTAAACAGACTTACCCTTTTCAATTACGTTCCTTTGCGAGTAAATATACTCTGCCACCTTTGGCTCGATGCCAAGCGTTCCTGCTTGTTGCAACTCCATAGCAGTAGGCGTTTGGTCAGGGTCAGCAATCTTGTAAGCAATCTTAATGATATCCGAGATATTCATTGATGCTGCAATACGTCTAGTAAAACTTGTAATTGCGTGCAGATCATTACCAACTACAGGCAAATTAAACATAACCTTGCTGGGAAGGTGAGTTATTTTCTCGGCAAGCGTTGGCTGCAAACCAGTCTTTGCGTCAGCCATCATCTGCTCTTTGATCATGTTCGGAGCCATGCTCAATACTTCTATAAAACCCTCTAGGTCTGCAACGTTATCGAATAGTGCGCCAGACTCTCTCAGCATCTCAAACATATCTTTTAACGATCGAGCGCCAATCATGTTTACCAAGTCTTGTGTAGCAGTAAGGCCAGAGCCAGCAAGGTGGACAATGCCAGCATAATCGCTTAAAACCTTTGCAACTTGGTTATCAAAGCTGTGCGGGTTCCTAATGTGTGTCCCAGTAGCTCGCAGATAGTCACCATAAAACGCCTGGATAGCTTGTTTAGTTTTCTTATCTGATAGCCCCGCGTCTTTAGCTATCTGCCGAATATCATTCAAAGCGCCCTCTAGCGTTTTGTCGCCAAAGTTACGCTTCCAAGCCATGCGGAAACCCATCTTGTCAGCATAAGCACCCAAGACAGTTACATCCCTTACCAAGAACTTAGACAGCTTACTGTCAGGAATATTTAGAACGCGACGACGAAGGTGCTTACCTTTACCAACCCCACCAATGTAGGCGCTTGGGTCATTGTCATCCCTAATAATGTTACCTAATGTCTCGTCTGCATCCTTAACTGGGTCGCTAACGTAATCCTCAGTTTTTCCAGTCTTTTCATTAAATCTTTTACGGGGTGGCTTTGTGCTGTATTCTTCAATAAGCATATTGCGAAGTTCGTTGTAATAAACTTTATCGCCCTTCTCGCTCTTACGCAGAGCAAGGACATCAAAGTAACGAGGCCAACGATAGTTAGACTTGCCGCCAGCAGTTGTCTTTGCATCTATCATGGCAAGCAGACCGTCTGGCCCAAGCTCTAATTCTTCAATTAACTGCTTTGCATTTGCTAGTTGCGCCACCTTATCGGGGTCGCCCTCAAACTTATTAACCAAGTTTTGTTGGTATGCAATTTCATCTGTAAGACGATTGATTTCTACATCATAATTCTCAATACCGAGAAGCATCCCATCATCTTGCGCCATATCCAAGAAGTCATCTAGTAGGCCTTTGATTTCCCCTTCGATCTTTTTCTGGGTTGGCGTTCTTTTACCTGGCATACCGCTTAAGTAAACAGCAACTTCTCTTTCCATCCAGTCCTTGAAGGAAGTTTTTGCAAGAGTCCAGTCAGCAGTGCTAAAACCAAAAGATCGAACACGAAGCGCTCCATCTTTACCTTTAACATCCTGAACCCAGATGTCTTGCAAGTTCTCCATGGTCTTCCGAAACATAACTGTGCCTCGGTTCTTTTGCTGATCTACACCATTAGTTCCGAACCCAGCAGTGTTTCTGTCCAGAGCAATCTGATTGTTGCCAGTCAAAAGAGCCAGCATACGCTTGATACCTTGAGGCATATCCTTGTCTCGCAAAACATTAAAGACAGGGCTTCCAAAAGGAGAGAGGTCAGTAAAGGCGGTCTTTTTTGTAGACCAGCCGTTAGCCCCATCGCTCATTGCCAGTGTATTGATTCTGTCTTCAAAGGCAGCATCGCTCTCGCCAGGCTGTTTGCTTTCATTCCGCTTGCGGCGCTCCTTGTAAACAAGAAAGTCAGTGTAGTGCTTAAAGGTAGGGAAAGCATTTTTAGCTAAGGATGTAGAACCCTCTACTTCTGGGAAGGTAAACTTAAGAGTGTGATAATCATCACGCGCACGGTCTAGGTTTACAACAATTTCTTCCGTTTGGACTACATCTGTAGGACGGGCAGGGTCTTCGGGGCGTGTAAGCTCACCCTTGCGAGCCTTCAAGGAAGTAACAACACGATCTGAAAGATCTACAAGTCCAAGTGCCTCATCAACTTCCTCATCCAAAAGCTGTTGGACTGTGGGCTGGGTTCCGTCATCCCTAACGAGAGGAGAGGGAATAGACTCTAACTCAAACGGGCTAGTTAATTCTTCCTTGGCAGCGACAAAACGCTGGCCGTTTTCTATGTAAGCAATATTGCCATTCTCAAGGCGTTCTTCAACTTCAACGCGAGTAGGCGCACCATCATCAGCGTAAATAACAACAGTGTCTACGTCTGTCTCAAATGCCTCTGTGCGTGTTCCACGTGAAACAACAGGGGCATCAAGGGTAGCATCATCCGTGTAAATGATGTCGATCTCAGTCAGATCAGCTTCATCATCAACAGCTTTGATTGTGTCATCTAAATGATCTTCTTTAAACTTCTTCATCCCATCTTCTGAACGATTGATAAACGGGACAAGGCGTCGAGCATTTTCAGGCATGACATGTTTAACAAAATGGAACCCGCCAGGGATTGCTCCGCCTAGGACACCGCCAAATGCTGCGCTTGCGCCTACGTTTGCCGCAGCCTCAACACCACTTTCTAATGGGTCAAATGGATATCGGATACCTTCAAGGGCAACACCAGCAGCCAAACCTTGTTTAGCACCAGCAGCAGCCGCCGCACTGATTCTAGCTGTTCCAGTTACTGCACCTGCAACCACACCGATCGCAGGAAAAGCAAAAAGTAAATTGAGTGGGTTTGTTACCGCAGTTCCCAGGGTTGTAAGAAATGAGGTGTTGGCCAATACATCCCTACGCGCTTGGTTTCTTTCAAGACTGCCGCGAAGAAAGTCAAAGTGTTGCTGGCTCTTTGCGTGAGCGAGGTCATAAGCAAAGGGCGCAAGATCAGGGGACTGTTCCATTGCTGTAGCAAAGTCAAACGAGTGATCAATATCAGCCGCACCAAACCTAGCAAACTCCATAAACGTATCGGTTGCAGGGGCTACATACGTTTGAAGTTCGGCAACATACGATTCCGTAAAAGTCGGCTCCGCACCATCGTAGAAGCTGCGTTTGTCGTGTCTGATCTCAACTGGTTTTAACATTATTACCCCTTAGTATCTTTGCAGACCTTCTGCAAGAAACTCATTGATTACTTCAAGCTCTTGTTTCTTATTAAGTGCCATGTCAAAGTAGTCTTTGCGTTTCATAGACTCTTTAACTGTAAGGACGCTAGACAAGCCTTTTAGGGAAATAGGTCGGCCAACCTGAACTTGTGCTTTTGTCTCACTCAAGTAATAAGGTTGCCAAACCACTTCTGCATCAGATGAGTTAGGCAAAGACTTTAGGTAAACTGTCTTGCCAGGAGCAATAGAATCAATCTTAGCACGCAATACAGTTTGACCTTCTGTATCAAGAAAATCAGATGGAGAGTATGGATACTTATTATACCCGCCAGATTGCTCGTAGAACCCGCCTTTAACAGAATAATTTTCTCTAGCGTAAGCCTCAATAGCATCGTTGAAATCTAAATTAGGCATAGCAAGAAATGTTTCTGCTGCTGGCATTAAACTATCCCGCAAGTGAGCGGGAATGCCAGATAGCTTATTCATTTCATACCTGGCTGCATTGCGGATGTTTTGTTCATCACTAACTTTTACATCATAGGTAAAGTTGCTGTTTGCCCGAATGCTTCTTAAAAACTCAGTAGGATTCGCCTTGTTTAGTAAAAAGGTTTTATAACTCTCTACAGCAACATTATCACCGCCCAGTTTTCGCAGCATATCAAGTGCCTGAACTTGCTCTTGGATCCTTTTACCTTCACTTCCGCCAAAGTAAACATCAAGCGTTTTGCCTTTATATTGCTGTGCTGCTCTAACATTTGTAAGCCTGTTAAGGGCAGGAATAACCTGTTCATCTGGAAGGAGGCCAGTAGAAAGAGAAACCGCCAGTTCCTTAAGGTGAGCGGATGCTATTGGCCCATTATTTTCTTTTTGCTGAACACTAACAGGAGCGACAAGAACATCTACCATGCTAGTGTATCCAAGTTCTTTCGAAACAAGATCTCGGTTAGCTGCGTTATTCGCTATAAGGCCAGAACTAAACTCGCTTTCAAATACAAACTTTTTATACGCATTCTTTAAAGCGGAAGAACTAGCACCTGCTACCCCATTGTAATACGTCTTAGTTTGGTTCCACTCATCTTCACTTAGATTTACTCCCTCAAGCTGAGGGTTTTCTTTTAGTGTTTCTTCTGACCAGACGTTTGTTTTTGCCTCAGAACTTAAACGTGCTAATTGAGCAGGGGTCTTATCTCGTGCAGCAGAACGGACTACGCCTAAGCGCAGGTCTGACTCAGCCTTTCTTTTAAATGCTGCCTTTGCCCTTGGAAGTATTGTTGTGCTAGAGTCTACCTCTTGAGCAAGTTCATTGAAGTCTTTACCAGCGCCAAGAACGTCACCGCTAACAGCCCTGTTGTAAGCTTCACTTGCCCTTGCAGTATAAAGAGATAGCTCTTCATTAGCAGCAATATCATTAAGCTGTTGCTGTCTCTCTAACTTAATATCCGTTTCAGCAAGAGAGCCAATGTTGTAAGCAATCTCATTAAAGGTAGGTAAGAAATCTTCCCCACCACTTTCAGTAATATCTTTAGTCCGTTGAGCTAGATATGTTTCCATGTTAAATCGGAAAGCATTTGCTGGGTCAGAAGACCCTTTGGCCGCTTGTTTAAACTGAGCAGCAACACTCTTCATTTCGTTTTGAGTCGCAATCGACATGCGGCGGTTAATTTCTTTAACGGCAACTTCCTGGCCAAACTTACCTAGGCCAGAAGGAATTTTCTTGGAAACAACCTTGCCATCATCATCAAGAACTTGAGCCTCAGCAGCAAACTCAGCGCCAGCTTCCTTCTGCATACTTGCAGTTTGCTCAAACATAAAGTCAGCAAACTGACCATAGCCCTTAGCCTTTTGCTCATAGACTCGCTCGGAGCCTGACTGAACATTTACAACACCAATTCTACTAAGCTTATAGCCCTGACCTGCTCGTGTGCGTTTAATCTCAACCATGTTTTAACCTATGTCCGTTCAGGAATGAAAGCAGATGCTTTATATGCTGTATCAAATAATGTGTTTCGTGCCTGGGCGCGGTAAGACTTGCGAGCCTGAACACCCCTACGCTCAATAGCTTTAGCTTCTTTTTCAAGAGCAGCCTTTTCACGAGCCTCTTGGAGACGAAGGCGATCAACGCTTTTGCCATATAATTGTTGCTCACGTTTTTTCAGGGCAGCAGAACTGCGTCCAACTCTACCACCAGCAGCAACAGCAGCCGCGTTGTAAGCTACCATCTCTGCAAACTGTGCCTGTTGATCTTCGTGCGCTTGCGTGGCTAGCAGGGCTACGTCTTGTTTTTGTAGGCGAACCTCCGCAGCTTGTGCGCGAGCTTCTCTAAGAGCCGCTTGAGCCGCTTGCTTCTTTGCACTAGCTGACATAAAGCCACCTGCTACTGCGAATGCTACTTGCCAAACCATTAGAATGATACCTCTACTACCATGCCGTTCAACTGTAATCCAAATGGAACGGACTGTGTGATCTCAACTACTGGATCACGACTTAAACCAATCAAACGAAACTCCTTCTTCCCCGTAAAGTTAGCACGGTCTAGGGAGAAGTCATCATTTACATTACGCAACACCATGTTCTTATTATTAACAGCTACAGACAAAGTGTCCAGCAAATCCAGTGTCACCATATCAATCTTGCGTGGACGCCCTGTGAGGGAGTCGCCGCCAATAAGGATGTCGATGGGGAGGGTTTTTAGGATAGGATTAAACTGATAGCCTACATAGGCAGCAGTTACCGAGTCCTTAACAGCAGATACATCTACCTCACCAGTAGTGACATCACCTACAGTATACTCACCGAGGTAGTCAGTGCCGCTCAATAGCTTAACCTCGGCATTATCTAAATACTGATCGCTAACATCAAACACGCCAGCCACACCATCTGTGCGATACTGGCAAAAGTCCATGGGCATATCGTCCTTGAACTCTTCTAGGTAGTAGCGGTTGGTTCCGTCACCCTTGTCTCGGACAACAACAGTAAACAACTGGCGGTCTACAACGCAAATGCTGTGGAACTCGCCTGGAGTATCCCACTTCATCCAACCTGCTTTCTGATCTCCACGAGAAGAATAGAAAACAGACAAGCTTCCCTCTGGATTTACCAGGAACATATAGGATTCAGACCTGTCAAAGCCACCCTTAATAGATGCTGATTGTAAGGGCGACTGCATAAGGTGCGAGGCGGTCTGGCTTACGTTCTGTGTGTTGTAAGCTTGCTCTACCTCGCTATACACAAACGAACCTAGCATTTCACCAGAGGCTTGCGTATAGAGCGTAGCGCCATCAAAGGGTTGTGGTCGTGCAAACGAGCAACCGAATGGCGTCTGACGTTTAATCAAAGCTGTTGCAGGAGTGATAGGTGCTGATGTAACAGCAGGAATGTATGCTTCACTACTAGCGGAAAAGACTTGGAGGTCGCGATTAGATACCAAATGCCTAATTTGAGAAAACTCACCAAAGCTAGAAGCAATATCAATGGCATCGTTAGCAGCCCCTCCACCGATAGAGAAGTTAAAGAACTCATTAGACTTGGACGCCCAGATGTGGTCTGGCTGTCCTGTTGTGCCAGCAAACCAAAGGCGTCCCTCAAAGAAGGTTACTGCGCCAGGATACCCACGGATATCAGAGTAAGACTGCTCATACCACTCAGTAGTGGGGGCTACAGTAGCCACACGCACACTACCACCGCCGATAGCAGAGCTATTAGCATTGTGGGTGCAGTCGTATTCAAATGTGTTTTCATCTATAATTTCAGATACAGTGAATGAACCTTCTATCTGCGTTTGAGTGATACCTCCCAAAGCACCAAGCCTAGAAATAGTAACACTGTCACCAGCCTTAAGATTATGTAAAGCCATAGTAATGCGAACAAAACTAACGCCAGAGAAAACCTCTGCACTATCAGGAGCAAGCTCTCTATAAATACCGCCATCTGGAATAGTTACTCTTACTGTTGTGCTACTTGTATAATTAGTAATAAGAACTGGGACACTTCCTAGTAAAAGCCATTTACCAACATGATCCGTTGTAAAGTATGGGTAAGTAGTTCCGTCCGATATTTTCTTTGCAACTAAATTGCGCAACGTTCCCTCAGTAAAAGAACTAGGTGTAAGTGCAATGCCCTGCGGTTGGAAATCAAAGTAGGGCTGTTTAGGAGCTTGCAATACAAAAGCGTCAGTGTCCGCACCGAGTTGCAATTCCTCAAACGCAAAGTCTTCGGTAGTAAAGGTATCTACTGCTGTGCGCCGAATAATCTTAGGCGGGAAGGATGTGTGGCAAATAAAGGTAACATCGCCAGAGGAGGCGAAGGTAATCTCTGATAGCTTTTCTGTAGTCCAAGGGCAGTTGCCAGAGCCGCTCAGAGACATAGTGTAAGACACGCTGTTGTCAGAGGTATCAATAGTAAAGATGTCTAGCTTTTGATTGCTAAACGCAAAGATGTAACGCTCAGTATCCGAGAAGATAAACGGCTCAATACGGATTTCCATTGGATTGGAAGGAATGCGTATATTAGAAAACTCGTAAATAAACTCAGTGCCAGGGCGCTTCTTAACACCACCCTCACCCAAGATAAGGAAGTTGCGAACCTTCTGTGCGCCAGCCTGATACAACTGTGTGTCTACACGGGACGTAAAGGAGGGGCTTAGCTCGCCAAACTGAAAGCTGTTGAAGGGAACTTTAACCTTAGCCATTAGGAACGCCTTTCGGTCAGGAACCTCGAAGTAATTAGTTTGCGTGTAGTTTGTTGCTGACTATCCGTCGAGCGAGCCTTAGCCATAAAGAGATTTGCTTTCTGCTCGAGAACAGCAGCCAAGTTACCGTCACGGGCAATAGAAGTAGCAAAGATACTGGCAAGGATATACTCGACAGCGACAACAAAATAGGATGGCCAATCTTCTTCGCCAGCACGATATATGTAGTCAGCAACAACAGTTTCGGTAGAAGATACATCGCTAAATACTTTGTCGCCGTAGATCGTGTAGTTAATAGGTTGGTCAGATACTGTGATGGCGTTGACCATCAGGATTCCTGTAGGCAGTTGGTGTGCTGTATCGAAGCGGCCAGTAGGCTCATCAACGAGAGCGGCTAGTTCTGCCTGCTCGGTAGCAAAGCGCCAACGCATTAAACATAGTTGTGAACGTGCAATGTCTTCATACATATTTGAGGCCACTAGAGCCTCGGTCGTGTCGTCTTCAAAGGATGTGATTGGGTCAGCGCCGATAAGGATCAGGGCGCGTGAGCAAATATCAATAGCACTATTAGCAGCAGTAGAGGGCATCGTTCACCTTTGTAAGTAGTAGGGGAGGGAGATAAGTCCCCCTCCCCAGATAACTTAGTTGTTGTCGAGAACTTCGTAAACGCCATCTGCATCAATAACAACCGCGCCCATGCTCATGTGAGCAGTGACAAGGTGTGCTACTTTTTCAGCAACGTAGTTTACCTCAGTCTGAACATCCGAACCCACACCCAGACCAATGGCCGAGCTGTGATACAAGAAGTTCTTACCGCCAGCAACAGACGATGTAGCGAAGCATTTGATGCCCATGAATTCTTTCATGGAAGCACCACCTGCGAATGGCAGGTTCTGGTCGCCAACAAAGTCGCTCGAAGCGAACTCAGTGATGTTGAACAGATCAGCGTAAGCAGCAGGAGACAGGGCGAGGAAACGCTTTCCGTCTTCTGGGATGTCTGCTGTGCCGAGAGTTTCGAACATAGTCAGGAAGTCAGCTTTAACCAAGGCACCAGCAGTATCGTTGATTGCTGTGGAGTTTGCACCAGCATCAAGAGCAGTAGTGATAAGGTCATCAGTTTTTCGACCCAGAGCATAAGCAGCCGATTGAGCAACAGCTTGGCGCTCGTCGATGTTGATTTTCAACTCGTCCAGCTTGTCGATATACTCAGGTGCATAGTGATCTGTCAGGGTTGCAGTCACATTGCTGTGGGCTACTTCCATAGCAGTAACATCAGCACCGCGAGCTTTGGTGTTGGCAGCGCCTTTGCCGATGATTTGGAATTTAACAGTCGAGCCGTTCACGTTGTTGGCTTGGCGGACGGTGTTGCGAAGTTTCGAACCCATACGCTGATATGCCAAGTGAACTTCCGATTCGAACTGCGTGATAAAAGCATTGTTAATTGTGTTAGCCATTACATTTGTCCTATAAAAAGAAAGTTAGATTAAGGTTTTTCAGGATTGGTTGTCCGTGTTTCGCATCGCCTGGTTATCCATCTCTGGGCCATCCGCTATATACGGGCCTCTCATCAAGCAATAATGCCTGAAATGTTGCAATTTGGCAACACAAAAAAGAACCGCCAGTGGAGGAGGTCACGCTGGCGGTTCAATAGCAAGGAGATTTGCTGTCTTTATTTATAGAGCTTTGAGAAACCCTCGTCAACTTGTTTTACAAAGCCTGGGTCACGGCGAGTATTGTCCCAATAGCGAGGGTCTTGCATCATTGAGCGTAGCTCGTCTTGGTTTAGGCCAGCAGCAGTTGACCCTTCGCCGCTAAGATTAACACCATCATTCATAGACATGAAGTGTTCCAGTAGCTCTACGCCAGCAGCGCTCTCGCCCATAGCCATGACTGCATCAGACATTTCCTCTGGCACATTCTTCTGCGCCCACAAGGATACGGCCTCAATACGAGCGCTAGAGTTGTCACCCAACTTGGCAGCTTCTGCTTCCAGGTCTGGCCCCTGAGGGATCATGCGTTGCAAGCCCTCTGCAAACTCATCCTGAGAGAAACCGTTCTCCCAAGCAAAGTTAGACCACCACTCTACGTTTGGATCATTGGCTAGGTCTTCTGCGATTTCCTCAGTCCCTTCTGGGAGAGTGTAGTCACCAGAGGTTTTAGGACGATTGGCAAATGCCTCGCCTTCAATCTCTTCCATAATAGAGGTTCGGATATCTTCCTCACCCTTACCCATACGGCTTTCCAGGTTGCTATAAGATGTAACCAGATCTTCTGGTGTCTTAAACTTTTCTGGTAGCCACTCTGGGCGGCTTGTTTCTACTGACTCCGTTGTTACATTGGCGTCAGGTGTTTCGGCTACTGCCTCTACATTATCTGTTGCTTCAGTCATTTGCTTTCTACTTTCTCTGCATGTTTAATGCGCCGCTCAAGCAGCGCTACTACAAAGCGTTGACCCTCCAAATGTCGGAGTTCGCCATCGCTTATTCCACCGCCAGCTACCGCATCCAATGTAATGGAACGGAGATAGCGAAGAACCTCACGCCCTGCTGGACTACCCAGCAAGGCTCTAATGTCTTGTGAAATCTTTTCGTCTTCCTCTTTCGGGCGAGGATAGCCGTCTACTCCAATGTGTGACATTTATACCACACCGCCGCCTTGCTGTTGAGCAGCCATTTGTTGCATCATTTCTTGCATCTGTTTTCTCTCCGCCTCATCTCGAATCAAAGTATCGGGAACACCGAACTTCTTACCAAGATAGATTGCAGCTTCCTCTGTGTCTACAAGTAAGTTGACCATCTCTGGGCCGAAGTTACCACCGACAAGCTCTAAGAAGCGAGCAACGGACGAGATGTCTTGATTAGACTGGGCTTGTGCCAAAGGTGAAGAGCTACGAACTTTAACTTCACGGCCATTCACTGTAGGCAAATCAATACGCCCCTGCTTCTTGAGAATGTAAACTACACGCTGGAGAAGGGGTTGAACTAGCTCTGCTTGCAAGCGACCAAAGGCTGAACCAATACGACGAGACAAGTCTGCCATACGCTCTGCAATCTCTGTGGCTGTAGCTGGTGTGCGATTTGGATCACCAAGCATATCGTTATACAGAGCGCGTTTAATGTTCAGGCGCATGTCGTTTAGCACAAGCTGGGCAACGTCAAAGCTACCAGCAGCAGCTACAGGCTGTAGTCCGCCTGAGCCTGGGGCTTTAGGAATGACTGTGCCTGGCACAAGGTTGATTGTATCCACGTTGATAATGCCATCGTCATCCATCTGATAGATGCCAGAGATAGCCATCTGTGCGTTCTCAAGGATTAGTTGGATAGTCAGGTTGGTTGTCTTGATAGAAGACAGTGCGTTGACTAGCGGCCCTCGCCCATAAACTTCGCCAGAAGCTTTCGACCATCGGAAACAAATGAACGGGTTACTACCGACACCTGTGAAAATATCTTGGTAAATGAGTTCACCATGCGTTTTATCAATAGCATAGTAGCCGTAACGTTCTTGGTTTGGTTTATCATATAATCGACAAACGACTTCAAGGACTTTGCATTTTTCATCTGGTTTATTCTCCATCAGGTCTACCAACTTGGGAGACAGTTTTGCTTTAGGGTATGCAACTTTAAAGTCGCGGTGACGAATCTCGCGCTCACGATACACATGGTCAATGCGATCATCAGCACCATTTTCTAATACAATCTTAGGCAGGGGGATAGCGCTAAAGCGTAGTGGGTTAACGGCATCGCCTTCTTCCACTAGCAAGCAGCCAGTGCCTACAGCTAGATCCATAAACGACTCATGCACTTCCTGTGCAAAGTTACTGTTAGCTATGATTTCAAAGATGTATTCTGTGACTTCATCGAGATCATTATTTACCTCATCACGCTCTTCACCAGGAATCTCACTGCCAGCAATAAGGTCTGACCAGCGAGCGAAGTTAGGCACTAGCCCAGTCTGTAAGCGCGATGCAAACTCTTGAACACCAACGACAGCAGTCTCATCAAAGATGCGGTCATCTCGGCGCTCGGCGGGGGATGTATGGAAAAAGCCCTCACGCTGTGGGAGAGCATAGTCGTAGCACTCTTGGAACAAGTCTTCGAAAGGAAGTCGAAACGACTTGGCCGTTTCATACTTTTTCATGTAGTGCTTCGCTGTTTTATTTTCCATTGAAATATCCACCGTAAAATCCACTACCACCAGCAGGAGATGTTAAAAGGGCTCGACGACCAGTCTTGCGTGTTAAAGCTTTAGCTTCCGCCTGGACTAAACTCTTGCGTTTTTGTTTAACCTCTTGCAAAGCTGGTTGCTGCTCGGTATCTGTTTTAACTTTTTTACTTAGCTCGGCCGCTTGAACACCAACAGTAGAGGCTAAATCTTTTAACTTTTGTGTATAAAGAGACCCTACCATACCTGGTTGCGAAGCTTTTTTTCGAACAACCTTAGCTTCAGCCAAAGTGACCGCAGCCTGTTTTCTGTAAGCCTCGATTGTTCTAGGATCAACACCAGCTTTTTCAGCATCTTGATATACAGCTTCTGGAATAGAGTATGTGTTAGTAAAGTTTTGTTGAGCAGCTTTAGCCGCCTGCATTTCTCTTTGCCGCTTTCGCTGTAGCGCGGGTCCTGATAATCCCATTACTTCACCCTGTTCCAGAAGCTTTGCTTCTTTTGTTTATTTTCCATTAAAGTATCCACCATAGAATCCACTACCACCAGCAGGAGATGTTAAGAGAGCGCGACGACCAGTTTTTTTAGTTAAAGTCTTTGCCTCTAGTTCAACTAAGCTTTTACGTTTTTGTTTGATAGCTTGAAGCTCAGGTTGTTTTTTAATTTCTGTGTCTAATGCAGCCCTTGCAAGTTGTGGGATTCGTCGCTCTTCAAGACCATGAATGTGCATCGCCCTAAAGAAGCCGCTTGTCCTCATAACATCGTCTACTTGTTTGGTTTGCTTGGCTATATAAGAATCAATAGTTCTTTGATCTACACCAGAAGCTTTAGCCTCAGCGATTTGTTCAGGGCGGATTCCCAGTCTGTATTCTGCCCGTTCCCTACTAGTGCCACGCATTGCCATTACTTCATCCTGTTCCAGAAGCTTTGCTTCTTTTGCTTGGGGTTCCGTGTAAATATATCAAATTCTCGCTTCATAGTAAATGGCTTTGCTGTTTTGCTGTTACCAAGCACTTCGCGCCCCTCGCCACCACCGAGCATTAGATACTGCAAAGCATCGTGAATGTGAGAGAAGCGGTTCTTATCTGGCTTGTCATCGTAGCGCTCACCCGACACTTGCATACGCCGATACCCATACCCACCCTCAAAGCCCTTGATCAGTTCTTTGCATCGTGGGTCAATCAGGATACCAGACTTGCCCTCAACCATACGGTTAAGAGTTCCAGCTACAGCCTCAACACGCAGGGATACATCATTGCTTTGTGCAGGGCGAGCTACCAGGCCAGCGCCACGCAATACTTGGAACGGAGTGCTTTCATCAGTCTGAGCGCGGAAGTCACCAGCAGGGTCACCGATGATACTAACCTCACAGGCTGAGTAGCGCGTGGCTATCTCCTGCCTAATTAACTCTGAGAATCGGACGATGCCCATGTCAAAGGCGACAATCTCTTGCAGTATAAGCCATCGACCACGCACCTTTTGTCCGAACACTGCGGCGGGAGTGAGGCCAAAATCAAGGCCGATAAAAGTAGGAACTCCAGCAGCCACGGGAATCTCTTCTTTAGCAACGTGCATATCAGGCGCAAACATTTGGTAAACTGGCTTCCCTTCATTGATCTGACCTAACTTATTCATAACGTAAACATCAATCCAGCTTTTAGTTTTACCACGAATGAGGTTTGAGTAGTAGCTGCCCAACATGTTTTTCTGGTTCTCAGCAGTCTTACTAGGTTCGTAATCCTCAATCACACCCTCAGCATCTTTGACTTCTACCATGCCAGCAGGTTGTGTGTAGAAGCTCCAGTTGTCTGGCTTCACCATCATACGCGCCTCGTCAGCAGAGATGTGGTCGGGGATAGGAACTTCACCCGACATGATAGGCCACCAGTGATCTTCTTCTGGGGCGTTGGTGTCAGCGATAACCCCAGTCCAAGTGGGGCCACCATCACGCATAGAAGGGAAACGACCTACGCGCATGGTGCAAGCATCAATGATTGACTTGGGTAATTCCCTCGCCTCGTTAATCCAGATGCCTGTCAGTTCGAGCGACAGCAACTTCTTCACGTCCTCTGGACGATCGAGTGCGAGGAAGATGACCTCTAAGTCAAGGTCACCTTGTTTAATGTGGTGGGTGTAGGGGACAGACCACTGGAACCTACCCCACTGATCTTCGGGAAACCAGTCAAGCCATGTCTTAATTGTAGTAGTTCGTAGCTGGGGGTTAGTGTTCCGAATGATAGCCCAACGAGAACGGCGAATACCTTCATCGTTTTTCTCCTGTGCTAACGCTCGTCGGAAGACTTCCACACAGCAACCAACAGACTTACCAGACCCCACAGGGCCACGAATCCCACGAAAGAAAGTATCATCTTTCATAAACTCCTTTAGAGTATCGCCATCAGGCTTGTAATTAAAGTTGGTCAATTTTAAAGTCCACCCCGACCTTGATAAGCTTTTCGACAACATCAGGTGCGATTGTTGCGATTAGCTTGTCGGCCTCGTAGTCTGTGCAGAACTCTTTGGGGTGATACTTGAGGTGAACCTTTTTAACAATCGTGCGCAAAGCGTTGCGCTCCTGTTGATTGATTGTATGTAAGAAAGTCATAGCTACTCCTATCTATGTTCTGTATGCCTTTGTCTTCTTTGCAATGCCCTTGGGCTGTTTAGCAAACTGCTTACCAGCACGGCGAGCCGCACGTTTCTTTGCAGTAGTCTCAGCATATTCTTTAGAACTCAGAGATGCAATGGCTTTCTCAGGCAGGTAGCGCTCGCCAGTAGCCTCAGAACCCTGAGTGCTGGGCTTACCAGACTTGGTGCGCCACTTCTGTTTGCCCCAGGCAACAAGAGATTTCTGAGAAGCTTTCATCGGTATCCGCCGCCCTTAGCCTTATACTGCTTGGCAAGCATCTGAGCCTTACGCGCAGACCACTGCCCAGGAGCAGCGCCCTTGCCACCAGCCTTGATGCGGTTGAAAAGACTCTTCCGCATCCCAGGCTTAGTATAGTTTCCAGCAGCGTTAACAGCCATTAGTCTGTAGCTTCTTGGCCGAGCTTACGCAGGGAGGTAGGAGTGTTTTTAGTTTTAACTTTCTCCACACGCTTTACAGGAACGTGAGGGATTGGCTCGATGCCACGCTCTTTCAGTTCCTCAGCAGTAATAACGCGGACGCTATCTTCTGTAAGCGTTTCGCCAGACTTCAAGTTACCATTAGGCATCTTGCAGGTTTTGCCGATCCACTCATTACCATCTGTTTTGTATAGCTTAGTCATTACCATTTAACCTTATCTGCCCAGTAAGCCGCCGACATCTTGCCCTTGGCTATGTTTTTTCTGTGACGAGCCTTAAAGCTCGCACGTTTCATCTTCATCTTGTCGGACTCGCCCGCCTTGGGCTTGCCAGCAGTAGAAGCACCTTGCTCTCCGAAACGGATAGTCTTTACCTTCTCACCCTCTTTAGCCACTACAACGTGCGACTTCTTAGGATGATTAGGTGTGCGCTTGGGTTTATTATAACCTTTTACACCCGCGCGAACAAGTCTGGGATCTTTACTCACCGTATGCACTCCTTACACCAACCTTAGTTTTCTTTTTGGTAGTTACCTTGGGGCGACCTTCGGCACTCATCGTGCGCTTATCTTCCTCGCTGAGTTCAGGCTGTGGCTTGTCAGCAGGGATGCTTTGGGTTCCGCCCATATAACCTGAAGTATATTCATTCCCACGCCATTCAAACGTCTTGGCTTGCTTGGTCTTAGCTCGGAACTGGGCTTGGGGGAAGGAAAGTTTATCAAGGTCTTGCTCTGGGGTCATGTCATTATACGCAGACTGCACGGTGGATTCTGCAAGATCAAGAGAGGAATCGCTCAACTCACCCAAAGGTAAACGTCCAGAGTCTAGGTCAGGCTCCTCGTCAAAGAACTCACCAAAGCGTTGGAACTTAGGAGGGATGTAATAATCAATATCCTCAAACCCCTCCTCCTCAGACCTAATGGAATATCCTCCACCATCAGTCACTGTGGCAGTCAGGTAAGGAATGAACTCAGGGACTGCTTCCATCATCGGGAAATCGACAGCAGCAAGGGGAACTTCGTCAACACCAGGGGACGAGGCCATGTGGCGATCAATGCCCTCTTTAATAATTGCTAGGAACTCAAGAGGAACACTATCCTCGGAAGAAGTGCCAGAAGTCATAAAGTTGTCCATCACAGTGGTATATGCTGCCTGGACTACGGAAGAAGGATTGTATTCAGCCATAACGAACCTTTTGGGTTAAAAAATATTTCTAGACCACTATACTTTTTTTACCGAGCCTTGGGAAGGAATAATGTTTGTTGGGGTCCTCATCCTACTGTGCTGTGCCGTATTTTCCCCCCCACCCCACACTACCATCGGGTCACTGTCTGCAAGTAAAAGATTTACCCGAGGTCGATGTTTACCTTTATGTCTCCTGCCACCAGATGCATATGCTTGTCAGGAGCCTTGAGACCTGCGCGGTCTAGAATATCCTTGCTGGCTTCCAGCTGGACATACTCACTCTTGGCTGTTCTGGATAGCTTGGCCACTTGGTGGACTGCTAGTGTCGCCTTAACGCCCAATTCGTCTCTCACCCTTTGCATCATATACGCCTGCACCTTCGGCAGCGCTAACGCTTTGCTTGCGCTCACTCTTCCGCTCTCACCTTCTTTATATCCTGCAACTTCTGCGGCTCGTTTTATCGTTCCGCCATTTGCTACGAGGTGCTCAACCAGTGCCGTTTGTTTCTCTGTCAAACCTGTCTCGGCGTTCTTGATTGCGTTAGCCATCTCTTCCCCTTTGCTTTCCCCTGTAGGGGTAACTTAGTCCTATGAGCCGCATCTAAAGGATGCGCCACAAGTGGAGTTTAAGAGGGTTTGGCAAGGTAAAT